AAAGAGTATTTTGAATATGTGTAAACATTTTAAAATCCAAGATTAATTTTACTAATAATATAACTCTTAATAAGACCTGAACGAACAATGTCTTTAACATCAAATTCAATACAAGAAAATTCATTCATATTTTTTATAATTTTCATAAAGTCTAAAATACCAATACGTTCATTATTTTTAATTAAATCACTTTGATTTACATCACCTGAAAATATAATTTTACTATCTTCACCAACTCTAGTAATGATTGAGTCTAATTCATGAAAATTTAAATTTTGACATTCATCTACTAAAATAATTGATTTATCTAAAGTAACACCACGAATAAAACTAGTAGACCAAAAAGAAATTGTTTGTTGAGATTTCAAATTAGCATATAACATTTCAAAAGATGCATCATCTGGCATATCAAACATGGATTTCACCATATTTTTATATGGAATTTGATATAAAGAAGATTTTTCTTCATAATCTCCAGGGAGAAAACCAATTTCTCTAGTTGCAACTAAAGAACGAACTATATATACTTTTTCATATGGAGTATTTTGATCAAGAACATCTTTAAGAGCAAAATACAAACTTAAAAATGTTTTTCCTGTACCTGCACATCCATATAAAAACAAATTTTTATCCTTGAGATAACTTTCATAAACTTCTTTTTGTGAAGGAGTAAGAAGTTTGAGATGTGTCATCATACCTATATGAATAGGTTTTTTTTGTTTTGTTTTTTCTAATTTTTTAGAATTCATATTCTCATATGATGAATTATGTAAATTACCTCTTTTTTGTCTTGTTGACATTATATTTCCTATAAATTTAATTGAGAACCTGGTGTTTCATTATGAATTTTATTCAATACATCTTTAAAACCACTTGGCACTTTAAAATTAGTACCACTTATTGTATTCATACCTTTAGTATGAATTTGTTCTAAATTAGTATTTGTTTCAAGATATTTTTGTTTATCATTTATATACATTGATTTTTCATAAATTTCTCCAGTATCTTTATTTCTAAATTCATATATAGGCATTATACTACTCCATAAAAAAATTGAATATTTTATTAAAATATTCTAATATATTGTATTTATCTTAAATTTGTAGATTAAAACTTTTATATTTAATCAATATCACCATATAATAATTTGTGATATGATTCGTAAGCTTTTTTCAACTTAACAATTTCTGATTGATTTGGGTTTTCTATATTTTTAATTGCAATTCTCAACCATTCCATTAAAATACCATTGTCTTCCATAAGACCATAACATACTTTTTTATAATCAATAGATTCTACCATTCAAGTGCCTCGGTAACTATAGGAAATTGTTCTTTAAAAATTTCTTTACACTTTTCTGCAATTTGTTTATGTTCTTTTTGTGTTCCATTTGAACATCGAAGATTAATATAATGAATCCATGAACGACATGATCCAGTCATATACATACGTGTTGAAGTTGCTAATGGAAGAACAAAACGAGCACATTCTTTTGCAATACCATTTTCTAATAGAGTATTATACAATAATTGCGATTGAATAAAATGTTCAGAAATTTTTGTTTCTAGATTTTCTTTTAAATTCAAATCTAAATCATCAATAGAATTTTGACGATTTTGAGTATCTTGTCGTCGCAATTCTGGAATTTCAATTTTATCTGATAAATGATTTATATCTGCATAACGTTGACTATACTCTTGAAATGTAAATGACCTATGTCGAAGAATTTGAGTAGCAATAGCACGCGAAGTTTCGATTTCTAAGGTCATTGAAGATTGTTCAAATACAGACCAATGATTATGTTTAATACAATAACTCAATAAATGAGCATAATTTTCATTTTTTTGATTTGCAGGATTAGAAACTCTTGCAATATAAGACATAGTTTTTTCGGCATTTGGAGTAATAGAAATTAATTTTACAGTATTCATATGCATTTAAAAATTAGTGAAAATTATAATTTTAAATTATTTTAAAACATAAATAATCCTCCGAAATATTTCGGAGGATTATTTATATTTAATGAAAGTAATAATTTGTATGTATATTACTAATCACATTTCTCTTCCTCCCCATACAATATCTGGATATGCTTCTTTAATTGTATCGAAAGAAATTCTATATTTACTTTGTAATTTTTTATCTTTTACAAGACATACTAGTTCAGATTCACCTTTAGATAAACCTTCTAACATTTGAATAAATATTTTTTCTCTTGCGGGTTGTAAAAGACCATCATTACCACCTTTTAAAAAATTATAAAATTTTCTATACTCTTGAACTAAACGAGTATGTTCAGTTCCTACAGGTGCATCATTTACATCATATGGAACTTCTCCTTCTGGAAGAAGAGTTTTTAAACTTTTATCATAATTCCAAATAATAATAGAAATTAAAGCATCACTTCTATATTCCTGAAGTAGTTTAATTTTTTCTATTCTAGTCCTTGCATTAGATACTTTTTGTAATATTTCATTAAGTAATAAATCAGAATTATATGGTTCAGTCATTAAAATCCTCCATTTCGTTCATCAAAGTGAATAATTTATTTTTATTAAAATAATCAAAATTTACTTCATTTGTTTTTTGTTGATTAACTTCAGCAAAAGTTTTGATAATGATTTTTTCAATATTTTTTGGAATTTGATCTAAATCAATTAATTGTTTATTTCTGTGATAATTTCTCAACTGTTCATCATTACAATAATCTTCAGGATTTTTATTAATCCATTCTTTTATATTTTTAATAGAAATTGGTTTTTGTCTTTTACCATCAACAAAAGTATTATCGGGAGATTGAAAATTTGGAATACCATCACTTCTATCTCCTTTTATAATATGTTCTAACACATATATTGTTGGATTAATTCCTGTAATATACTTTTTTTTAATAGGATTAAATTGAGAAACATTTGAATATTTTTGTAATTGAATAAAATCTTTATCTCCTGAAAGAATTAAAGTTTTTTCTGTTTTTTTATTTTCCTTTTGTAATGAAACATTTATAATTTCTTGATGTTTACAAAGAATTGCAATAATATCATCAGCTTCTACAGTGGGTACTTCTATCACAGTATATGGAAAATTTTCTTGTATTTCATTTCTAATTTTATTCATGAAATCAAAAATTTTATTCCAATCATATTTAGAATTTTCTCTATCCTTTTTTCTATTTTGTTTATAATACGGAAATACTTGTTTTCTCCAATAATTTTTAGAATCATAGCATAGAATCAATTTACCATATTCTTCTGAAAATTTCTTTTTATATGATTTTATAGATGAAATAATCATATGTCTAACTAGATTTTCATCTAATTCATTGTCAGAATTTTTTATGTGTATCATTAAATTTGATATCATGCATTGATTCATATCAACTAAAATCATTTTTAAACTCCATTATAATCATAATCAATATCGTCATCATCATCATCATCTATTTCTTCAATAAAATGTACTGCTAGTAATTCATCATCAATAAAATTTCCTTTTTTGTCAAAAAATTCAGGATGAAGACTATCCATTACATTGTCAGTAGATTCTGTATTATATTCGCGAACAAACCATCCTATCATAATACCTAAAATAAAAAAAGTAAATATGAAAAGAGAACTAAAATATAAAATTGCAGATTCTGACATATTTATACCTCATTAAATAGTTTTATTATCATCAATAGAAGAGAAAGAAATTGTTATTTTCATAGAATAAATTTTTTTTAAAATTTTTATTCTTCTGTCAAAAATATAATCTAAAATTTTATTAGACTTTGGTTTTCTTTCGCTCAACATTAGTTCTATATTTTTATTTATGTAATTTGGTTGTGTCATGATGCAAAAACTTTAACAATAATATGATTAATATTTACTCTACCAGTAGGAATTTTTTCTTTTGTATTAATTAAATTTTTAAGAGAACTAGTAGTACTAGAAGTACATTTCATTACATTTTCAAGAATTTTTTCAGGATTGCGAACAGTTTTAGACCAAGATTTATCTGGATTAAAATTAATTATTGTTGATCCTTTAACATTTAAATAATCACCACAATAAAAAGTAAGTTCTTTTGTTTTAGTATTAAAAAGACAAATTTGTTTTTTACTAATAATTTCACTTGGTTCTACAGACTTATAAGTAGTATTTCCAATTATAATTTGTTCTTTATTGTAATTAAGATTTTTTACAATTTTTGTTATGTTGATTTTACGATTTCTGCGAATACGACGTATTGTACTTTTTTCTTGATGATATTTTTCAATATCATAAATAATTTCTTCTAAAAGTTCAATATACAATCGCAGATGCGGACGACTAAAATTTCCATAAGCTTCTTCAAGATATGAATCACTCTTTTCATAAGCAAGTTCAGCATTTCTTTTTTCCTTAGAAATGAAATTATTTTCTTTGATAAATTCAATAGTTTTTTTATCAATATTAGAAGAAACAAAATATTTATAAAAACTAAATTTAGGCTTTTTTTCTTCGATGACGCATTTATCAATAATACTTTCTATTAAATTGAAAATTTCATCAAT